ATTGTATTCATCAACATAAAAGATATCATCTCTTTCCTTGTCAAATGGGTCAGTCCAGTAAGCTACCACTTTGATTTTTACCATTTCGTTTTTGTTTTTTAATTGCGACTTTCATGCTTAATTAGCACAAATAATGTAGTAAGGAGCCATAGAAGGAGAACGAAGCCCACTCCTGCTTCATCTATCATTTTTCGTTTGTTTCATTAATCACGACTTTTCTTTTTTAATTGTCTAATTGTATTATATTACAAAATTTTAAAAGTCAAGTTTTTTAATTGTTGAAACCTATCTCAAAAACATACGAAAAAACGGGACTTTTGAAAGTTAATTCACAAGTTATTCACATTTTTAAGGGATTGACCCTGAAAAGGAGTTGAAATATAATTGAGGTGTCCGTCTCAGATGTCTGGGCTCCTTGTGCGGGCACCGGACATTGGAAAAAGGCCGGCAATTAAGCAATACCTCCGAGGAATGAAAAACGGGCGCCCGGCCCAACCTATCATTTAGCACACTACATAACTCCTCGGAGGGGCGCCCGTTTTCTTTTTCTCGGAAAATAAAAAATGGTAAACGATAAAAATGTAAACAACGACGAAAAAAATATTTGGTGGACGGTCACAATTAACCTTTACGCAATTTACAAATATTTCCCGCAATTAGACATAATCGATGCGGTTTTGATTTATTATTTACGCGATATCTGCAGTTCAAAATCAAAAAGCCTTTTGAGAAAAACCAAAGACGGTAAGGAATTTACTTGGGTTTCCTATAAACACATTATTGAGCAGGTTCCAAGTCTGCGTATCACTTCAAAGGTGGGAATCAGAAAACGCTTTTTAAAGCTTGTTAAATTGGGCCTTTTTGAATATTTCGTAGAAGACGGAAAATTGTTCGTGGCTCCAACGGAACTTGTGGATCTTTTAGTATTTGCAAAGGTTCCTAGGGGTGTTAACTCTAGTTTACGGGGGCGTAAACCAGAGTTAACGGATGCGTTAACTCAGGTTAACACCCCGTTAACTCCAGTTAACGCCTACTATACTATAGACCATAATACTATATACCAAAATACTATAGACCATAATACTAATAAAGAAAAAGTTGCCAAAAAATCAAATTTTGTAATTTGTTGGGTTTGTAACAATCCTAAGGACAGAAAAGATTGTCTTCAAAGTTCTCCAGAAAGCTTTATCTGTAAAGAATGTTTTGCGAAAAAAAGATTTGCTGTTCGTAGCAAAAAACCCGTAAAACAAGAAAAGACGTTAGAAAAAGTATTGAAAAAAGAGGAAAAACTTTACGAAATTGAAAACCAACCAGTTTTTGATGTAAAGGAACAATCGGAAATGGTTACGGAAGTTTCAAGGGAAGAACGAAAAGAAAAGCGAAAGGGTGAAAAGCAAGCTAAGAGTAAAAAAACCAAAGAAGAATTGGATATTTGGGAAATACCGTATTAGGAGCTAAAATATTAAAAGAGGTGAAAAATAGGCGATTTTTAGGGGAAAAAATGCCAGGGTATAAACAACCACCTGAGGAATACAAATTTAAGAAGGGGCAAGGAGGAAGACCAAAAGGTGCGAGGAATTTCAAGACTATCTTTCTCGAAGCTGCAAAAGCTGTTGCAGAGGATTTGAAGTTGGGAAAAGAACCCGATAGGGTGCTGTTGGAAATCGTCAAAAGGGGAATTAAACAAGCCCTTAGGGGTAACTATTCGTTCTACAAGGACATTCTAGATAGGATTTACGGACAAGCAAAACAGACAATCGAGACGGAAGAAAAGCGGGTTTTGGTCTTGATTGACGAGGACGAAGAGGAAAAGCAGCCAAAAACATCTGAAAAATAGATGGAAAAAATAAACTTTTTTAAATTGGCAAATTTTACTCCGAAACAGCGGCTTTTTTTAGAATTTACAAAAACTTATCGCTACACCTTATACGCTGGAACGGTTGGAACAGGGAAAAGCTATGCCTTGCGGTGGATTATTTTATATTGGCTTCTCTATTGGGGCGCTAAGGGACATAAAAATGTTCAAGGAGGGTTGTTTTGTAGGACCTATCCTGAACTTAACGATAGGCATTTGAAAAGGGTAAAACAGGAATTTCCCGATTGGCTCGGAACCTACTACGAGCAGAAGCACGAATTTCACCTTCACGAGGATTATGGAGGTGGTATTTTGATGTTTAGAAATCTTGATGAGCCTGAGAAGTACAGGAGCGCGGAATGGGCAATTGTGGGCGTTGATGAACTGGTTCAAATACCTAAAGAAACCTTTGATTTGCTTCTGGAAAGAAATAGATGGCCAGGAATAGAAAATACGAAATTTTTAGCCGTTTCTAATCCTGTTGGTGAATATTCGAACTGGGTAAGGGAATTTTTCGTAGAAAAAACTTCAAAAGATGAAAGATGCAGGGATGCAGGTTATTTGAAAGCCGAAATAGGGGATAATCCCTATTTGCCCGAAAACTATTATGAGGAGCTAGCAAAAGGGATGGATGAGTCATTGAAAAAGGCCTTACTTTATGGTGATTGGTATGCTTTGGAGGGTGTGATGGATGAAAAAGGGTATTTGCCATTATTGACATCGTCTCAGCTCCAGAATGCGATTATAGATGTTGAAATCCAGAATTTCCACAATTCGGTAATTGGCATAGACCCTGGAGCGGGAGGAGACGCAACAGCAATCGTAATAAGGGACAATTTTGTGGCAAAAATACTTTTCAACAAGAGGCTTTCAGATACTATGCAGATACTTCCACTTTTAAGCGATTACATTTCCAAATATCAGCCCGTTGCCATAGTAATAGATATTACGGGGATAGGGAAGGGTATTTATGACAGATTGAACGAAATAGGTCTGTATCAGGAGGTTCATGGCGTGCAATTCGGACAAAGATCCAACTATCCCGAGAGGTTTTTTAACAAAAAGGCTGAGCTATATTGGAAAATGAGGGAGTGGATATTGACAAACGGAAAGCTTTTGAGGGACGACGCTTGGAATGAGCTTTTAACGCTGAGATACAAGGAACATTCGGACAGAGTAATAAAATTTCAATCCAAGGAGGATTTGCTGAAAAAAGGAATAAAATCTCCTAACGTTGCGGATGCTTTGGCTCTGACTTTCGAGGTTGATTTGTCCTCCTTGGCTGAGTTTGACAGGCTGAAAGAGTTTATGCTATAATGAAGCTGAAAACTCCCAAAATGGACGCAAATTAATGTTTTTTGCTCGAATGTTAAAGGACTTTAGCAACCTGCTTGTTGCAAGGATTACTAAAAAAGAGATACTTTCAAAAAGGCCCGAAGCATTGAACGAATTTGAGGCTGAAGGCAAAAAGTATTATGTGTTGAAAGAGGAATGGTTCGAAAATTTTAAGAGAGTTTTAAAAGATATTCTTTTGCAAAGGGCTATTCGGCAGAAATATTACCTTTATTCCGAAATAGTTTTTAGGGAAACGGCTGATGCTCTCTATGGTGTTGCCTTGGCTTATCCAAGGTGGGTTGGTTTTCTTAGGCGGCTTTTGAGGCTTCCTTTAATTACCACAGAGGAATTTGTAAAAAAGGCCCTTGAAAAGATAAACGAGTTCGAATTTAAACCAGTTTACGTCGAAGAATTTCAAAGTCCTCAACAAAATGCTAAATAAATTTGAACTTTCCTTAAAGGATTTAACAGATTGGACTGAACAAGAAATTCTTGAAACTGTGAGGGAACAATTTAATGACAGCCAACAAGAATTGAGGGTAAAGAAACGCTATTGGATTGAATATATTAAGCTTTATCTCAATCAAGAAAGAAAGAAAGTTGGAGATTTGCTGATTGGTTCTAATCTTTTGTATACGCAGTTTCACGAGGTTTATTCCTCAATCGATAATGATAATATGCGGGTGGAATTCAGGGCAAGAACTCCCAAAGATGAGGAAAAGGTCATTTATACCAATGCTGTTGCAAAGTTCGATTTTGAAGAAATGAATATGCCTATGGTTCAAAGGGAGCTTTATTGGAATACGATTTTCTTTGGAACAGGAATATTGGATGTTTCGCAATACGACACAAGGAGAAAAATCGTTTTACCTTCAGTTCAATCTCCTTTTACCTTTTTTGTAGATAAATATGCGAATACAATCGAAGATGCACGGTATGCCGGAAGATATATTTACAAAACCTATTACGAACTCATAAATGATAGTAGATTGGATCCGGAAAGGGTTAAAAAAATTGCTGGTTCAAGTTACCCGGCTTCGATAGAAAAAACGGTGTTAGAACGAACAGCGAAAAATATTCTTTTGGAAGGACTTTATGTGCAGGAGCCCTTGCATCCACAGGCCTATCTTGAGCTTCTTGAATGGTATATGTACGCAAACAATAAATTGTGGGTTATTTGGACTGATAACAAAATTTCTACCATTTTAGGCTTTCAAAAAGTTGATTACAGAGATAAGGGCAATGGGGAAAGCAAAATACCTTTTGTTGTTTATTATTACCAGAAAACTCCTTTCGGTTTCTGGGGCATAGGCCTTCCTGATGTTTTGGAAAATTCTCATAGAATTTTGGTTTATCTTTCAAATTTGATGCTTCAAGGCATTAGACTAGATGCGACACCTCAATTTTTGGTTAATTTTCAAGCTGTTTTAAATCCAAAAGATTTGATAACGAGAGAAATTAATAAGATTGTTTTTACAAAGGTTCCTCCTGCGGGGCAAATAGTTCCCTTTCCTAAAACGCAAGCAGTTTCCAATGATGTTTTAGCTTATTATCAAATGATTGTTAATGAAGCGTTAGGAGCGGCAGGAAGTCAGAGAATTCTTAGGGGTTCGCTTACAGCAGTTAAAAAGACAGCTACAGAAGTTGCAATGGCAAAAGCAAAACAGGATATGTTAATGTCGAGCATAATGAGGAATATTATTGCGGGAGAAAAGGATTTCTGGTATAGATGGCTTAAGAGACACCAGAGATTTATGAAGGAGGGCGATTTTAAGTTAGTTGAAATGATTGGTTCTTATGGGGCAAGCAAATTTGTTGAGGTTAGTAAGAGACAATTTATACCTGAGGTTGATCCCTCTATCGAAGTAGTTTCATCTTTGGTGGCAGAACCGCAAAAAATTGTAAGAAGAAGAGATTTAGCCGAAATAATTCCTCTTTTGGAACAAATAGGAGGAAATGTAAGATATGCCGTTAAAAGCCTTTTAAGAGATATGGATTTTACCCCAGAACAAATTGATCTTTTATTGCCTCCATCTCCGCACCAGCTCAAAGCAAGGCAGGAGAACGAATTTCTTAAAGAAGGAATTTGGATTGATATTGATGAAAACGATAATGATATAGAACATCTTGAAGAGCATTATAAGATACCGGAAAATGATGTTGTAAAATTGCATATTGAGGCGCATTTGATGAATTATATGAGGAAGCAAGGTTTGCAAGGCAAAAGCAAAATCTTGGAGGAACAACCAGAGGAGGAGCTGGAGGCTCCAGAATTGGAACAGCCAGAGGAGGTTGAAAAAGAATTAACACAAGAAATTCCCACTGAAGCAATCCAATCAATGGTCGCTCAATTAATGCCACAGACCCCAGAAGAGGTTAAATAAACGATGCCTCTTTCAAAACGCGGCAAGGAAATACTTAAAAAGTTTCAGGAACAATACGGCAAGGAGGAGGGAACAAGATTTTTTTATGCTTCAATAGTTAAGGGGTTGATACCTCACGAGAAAGTTACCAAAGGAAAAGGAAGCGGAAAACTGGAAAAGGCTATTAGAACCTATCAAAGAAAAAGGAAAAAATAATGGAGGAAAGAATATTGCTTGAAGAATACTTTGGCAAACAATTGAAAGAATATCTTGCTGATAATCCTGAAAAAGTGCAGCAACTTTATTTGAGGCTAAAATCGTTAGCGGCATCCGAGGAATGGAGGGTTTTTCAAAAAATTATCGAGGATACAAGGGAAAGGGTTATACAAAATTTTGAAAATTCTCCTACGCAATTGGAAACCCTGATTGCCTATAGGGAAAGCCTGGCGGCCCTTGACTTTTTGAGAAACTTGCCCGAAAATCTTATGAGGGTTATAGAGCTGGAATTTACGGATTTGACCGGCGCGTAATTAAGGCTTATAATTTTTGAGCAATGCCAAAGAAAAATACAGATAACGAACAAGAAATAAAAGCCCAAAATGAGGCAAATTATCCACGAATAATTGGTGGAATTTGCGAATTTTGCGGCATTTCTGCGAAGGAATGTGAGCATTACAAAGATGCTTTTTATAACAATCAATTCGTTTGCCTTTGCGGAGGAAGTAGGGTTCAATCCACTTTTAATCAGTCCATTTATATGTATGTTCCAGAATGGAAGGCTTGGATTTGTAATTCCGAAGGCTGCAGAAGGCAAGTTGAGTTAAGAGGAGGATTTACAAAAGAAGAAATTTTGCGATTTTATGTTCCATAATCGTTAGTTTTTTCCTTCCCTGTCTGCTCCCGGGCAGGGAAGCGTATGCCAAGGGCGTAAGGCATTAAGTTATTTTTCCCTTCCTTATCTGCTCCCGGGTAAGGAAGTGTATTAAATGGGCGAAGAACAACTTCAACAACAAGAACCTGTTCAACAGGAGCCCGCTCAAGAGGGTTCCGTTCAAGAAGAGGCCCTCCTCGAGGTACAGCAACAGGCCGATGAAGGTCCTGTTGTTAAGGTTTTGAGGCAGAAGCTTGAGCAGGAAATAAAGACAAGGAAGAAACTTGAGGAGGAGCTTGCGAAAACAAGAGAGTTTTTGAATGTTTCTGATGTGGGTGAGTTGATGAAAAAAATAGAAAGATTGGAACTTGAGAATCTTGTAGCCAAAAAGTATCCAGAACTTTCTGAGGAAATTGAAGAAATTATGCGCTTTAAAAGGGAAGGAGAGTCTATAGAGGACGCAATTCTCAGGTACATCGGCAAAAAATCAGTCGAAAATAGGCAATCTCAAGTGGGTTTTTCCTTAGGTTCAAGTAAATTAAGTTCTCCTCCATCGGAACCCCAAGGAAAAATTAGTAAAGAACAGGCTGAACAGCTATTTAAACAGCTCTACTATCCTGAAGAATAAAAAGGCTGTTCAGCTTTGTGGGTTCTGATGGATATACGATAAGATGCCTATGACAACAACATCTAACCTTGAGGCAGCCCACAAAGCTCTGGGAATTTATTATGATACCGTCGTTATTGAGTCACTACAGCCAAACCTTTATTTCGAACAATTTGGAACTGTAGTCAATGTACCTCAAGGCAATTACACCTCAAGGTTCTTCACATTTAACAAGATTGCAACCTCTTCCGTTTCCACCCTCACAGAAGGAACTCCTCCAACCGGTATCGCTGTCTCAGTCAATGCTATTGATATAACACCAACACAATATGGTATCAATGTTGAACTTACAGACTTAGTTGCCTTGACTGCAGTTTTTGATTTAATCAATACAACCCTAAACGAGGTTGGTAAAGCAATGGCAAGAAAAATTGATGAAGTCATTCAAACAGTTGTTAATGCTGGAACAAATGTAATTTATGCCGGAGGTAAAACTTCAAGAAGCGCTCTTACAGCATCCGACTTGTTTGATGCCAACCTCGTAAGAAGGGCTGCTGCTTTATTAAGAAAGAATGCCGCTCCTGAATTCACAAATAAGGGCGGTGGTTATGTTGCTATTACAACTCCTGAAGTAGTTTTTGACCTTAAATCTAATACAGCTGTTGGTCAATGGATTGATATGCATAAATATGCTGCTCCCGAAAATCTCTTTAATGGTGAAATTGGTTCAATGGACGGTGTAAGAATTGTTCAATCTCCTAATGTCTTAACATTCTCCTCAACAGTTACAGTTCATCCTACAACCTTCATTGCTGCTGACGCTTATAGAATTTCCTATTGGCTTGCTAATAAAGTAAATACATATGTCCTTCCTCCTGAAAGCAATCTTTCTGTTGCTAACCCATTAGGTCAGAAGGGCTCAGTAGGTGCTAAGACCAACATCGGCGTAGCACGAACACAGGAGGAAAGGATTGTAAGGGTAGAAAGTGCAGCATCTTCTCTATAATTTGACTGGAATTAGCGGTGGAGAGTTCCTTCTTACGGGATAGGGTGGGGTTGCTCCCTGCCCTATCCGCACATTAAAAACTTTTCAATATGACTTTGCAGAAGATTTTTGACAAAACAAGGAGATTGACAAATACGACAACTGCAACCTTAAAAGATGATAGACTTTTGGATTTGACAAACGAAACCTATTTGGATATTCAAAGAAGGTTGGCACAGGAAGAAATAGAGATTTTTGGAACAATTAAAAAAACTGATTTGATTGCAGGACAAGCAAACTATCAATTGCCATCCGATTTATTGACAATTTTGAGGTTAGAGGTGAATTATGACGATCCTACAGACAATACAAAATGGGTAAAGGTTAATCAAACTGATTTGGCAAATCTTCCTTTTGAGTTTTATAGGCTTTTGCAATCACAGCCTAAATCAAAACCATTAATGGATTTATTTGCTTCTCAGATTTTTCTTTTTCCTCAACCAACAGCAAATCAGGTAAATGGTATAAGGCTTTGGTATATTCCAAGGCAACCGGAATTTACTTCGGCATCGGATGAAATACCTCCAATTTTAAGTAATTACTGGGAAGTTTTTGCCTATGGAAATGCTTTTAGATATTTTGAGGAAATAGGACATCCGGAAGCTAACAGAAAATTGGAGCTTTATGAAGCCTTTTTACAGAAAATGATTGAGGATTTAAGGGTGGAAACAATAGAGCCAATCAAGATACAGACGGTCGATTACTTTAATCAAGGATGGCTTTAATAAAAAATGGCTTTCGATCCAGTAAGAAATTTCGCTAAAGTCAATGTTAAACAAGGTTATGATAGTACTGCCACTGTTATTCAATTGGCTTTAGGAGAAGGGGATAAATTGCCGGATCCTGCTACAGAGGGGCAATACAATTTAGTATGGTGGAATGCTACAGATTATTCGGATCCTACTGATGATCCTTACAAAGAAATTGTTAGAGTTACCGCAAAATCAGGAGATCAATTGACAATTTTAAGGGGGCAAGAAGGTACAACCGCACAAGATCATAATTTGCCAGGGAAATCCTATAAGATGATGCTGACATTGACAAAGAAAACCTATGAGGATTTGCAGACAATTGAGGTTTATAAAGATGGGACATTAGTAGGACAAAGAGCGAGATTAAATTTTTTGAATTTTGCTGATATAAACGATGACGTTGCCAACCAAAGGATAAATTTGAATTTGGGAAGTTTTATGCAGTATAACTTTGGAGACGGGAGTGACGGTGATTTGATAATATCGGCGGGAACAACCACAATTAATTTGGGAGGTAATAAGGTTTTTGTAAGAAAATATAGGAACTTGAAAATTACTGGAAATGCCAATTTAACATTTACGAATCCTCACAATGATGGAACATTAATTGTTTTTTTGGTTAAAGGTGATTGTGAATTAACTTCTAATGCTACAAATACAATCGATTTGAGAAATTTAGGAGGAGTGGGAGGAAGCGGAGAAGCACCTGGAAGGGGCTGGTTTTTGATGGGAGGAGGTGTAGTAAAGATAGGAATAGGAACAGTAGTAGGAAATAGTCCCTTTGGAAATTTCGGACCATTTCACGGTTCAGGTGGCAGTTCTTCTGTTAATGATAGTCCTAATAGAGAAGAGTTTGTTTTTGATAGGGTTTCAGCAACGGGAGCGCATAATGTTTTTTATGCTCGTGGATATTCGAGGGCCCCTTATTTTGCGAGTAGTTCTTTCATTCCGAGAGAATTTTTGCCATTACCAGGAGGAGGAGGTTCTGGAGGGACAAGATATGATAATAACGCTTCATTAACAGGAACTCCTGGGGCTGGAGGCAGAGGAGGTGGAGGTTTGTTAATTTTAGTAGGAGGGAATTTGATAACTTCTTCTGCTTTTACTATAAATGCTTCTGGTTCTAATGGAACTGCTGGAACGGGAGGAGCAGGGTACGGAGGAGGTGGAGCAGGAGGAAGTATTTTGATTGTTTATAGGGGAACTAAAACTGGAACAGATGTGACTTTTAATGTTACTGGTGGAAATGATGGCGGAGGAGGAACTACATATAAGGGTGCAGATGGAATAGGATTAATAGTGCCAATAACCGCAATTATAGGTTTATAAAACAATGCTTGTAGCAATATCATCACAACCATTAGCAGGAGGTTATAAAGATAGCAATTTCAGGAAAAATGTTATTACAATTAATTGGATTGAGGAAACAAAACCAACAACAATTTGGCAAGTAGATTTAACAAAACCAACAACAATTTGGAGGGACGATTTAACAAGACCTTCAACCGATTGGCAAGATGCTTGAACAGGAACTTGTCAAATTGGCAATCCAATTTGGAGGGGCAACGGCTGTATTGATATCGTTGTATTTTGTTTTGTCGAAGATTTCAGAAATTGCGAGGAATAAAAATGGCTGGAATTTGGTTAAAAAGATTGATGAATTAGAAAATAACCACTTAAAATCATTGGAAAATAGGGTAGAACGATTGGAAGATTTGGTAATAGATTTGTCGGAAAGGGTTAGTAGATTAGAAGCGAAAATTAATGGCAAAATTCAATAAAATGAACGAGGAAATAAAGCAAAAAACAACGCTGGAGGAGATAAAGCCAAGGGGAGGTCTTGCTTTTCCCTTGGATTATGAAGATATTTCGGTTCTTGATAGTACTTATATTGGTGCGTATATAGTAACCCTACAGAATGGCTCGGCGGTAATTTTTGATCCAAAAGTAAAAACAACATCAGTGGTTATTGCAACGCATAGGGACTTTACAGGATCAACCGTTGGTCTTTTAAGAGCTTGGACTGATAACGGAGTTATTTATATTCAGTCTACTTCTACTAACGATAACAGTCAAATTAATGTTTTGTGTAAATACTGATGCCAAGAGCAAAAAGAAAGACAGCTAAATCGGAGGTGGGAATTCTTGTTCTTGATAATTTCAGTAGATCAAGTTTTGTGAAAAGAGAGGTTTCTTTTGACAGTGATTTGCTTCATAGGTTGGTTTTATCTCCAACTTATCTTTTCAAATTTGCTGATAATCCTTCATTTTTGGATTATGGGGATAAGCCTTATCCGCTTTTGTCTCATTTGCCATCCACAACAATTAATTTGCCGTCAGGAAGTGGATATCCCACGGCTTATATGACACCATCGAATGCCAACGATAATAGGATAATTTATATTGCCACATCGACAGGAAGAGTTTTTGCTTTATCGCAGACAGGAATAGCAAGAAATTTTGGGCAACCAGTAATATTGACAACTCTACAAAATGAGACAACATTGGCAAAATTTATAGGAAAAATTTTCTTTATTAATCCATCGCAAACGAGCATTTATCATATTGATGAAACATCAACAGGAACATCTTGGACTTCCTTGTCTGGTTTTGTTTCTCCTAAGTTTGGTTTGACCTTTAGTGTGTATTTTTATGTGGCAGATAAATCAGCAAGTGCTAATCCATTTAGGAATTTGATAAAGGTCTATGGAACTTCGTTAAGTCAGGTTGGTAGCCTTGATATTGGACAAAATAAAGACATTCAGGATATCGTCAATAATAACAACAGGTTTTTGGTTGTGATAGCTAACGATGCCAATGTTTTTACTGAACAGTATATGTTTTTATGGGATGGTTCTCATCAGAATAGGCCATTTCACATCATCAGGCTTCCGGGAATTTATTCGGGAAGTGTGGTTTATGGTGGGGCCTTTTTCATTTTTGTAAGATATGGGAATTCCACATATATTTATGAGCTTGCGGGTTATTCTTTGAGGTTGATTGATGTTTTGCCAAACATAGTCATTAATGAGACATTTTTGCCACAATATCGGATAACTTCGTATGGAAACTTGATAATTTTTCCTGCGACCTTGAAAGATTTGAATATCAATTGCCTAATTCTTTACAATATTTTTGAAAAGGAAACAATGGCCTTGTATGCTTCAGATTTGGCAAATACGATTTATGGGGTTTGGAGCGTATTGGACCTTTCCAAGAATTTTAGGGTGTTTTATAATTCAAATGAAGCTAATAAGATTTATCATAGGCTTGTTTTGCCAAATGAGGGAATGAATTCTTATGAGGCAAGTCAAGGAACAAATAGTTTTCAACAGGTTCCGGTGCCTATCTATTATAGCAATGTAATCAACTTTTTCAGAAGGGTGATGATAAGGAGGGTGGATGCCTTTTATGGAAATAAGCCTACGGGAACTAACAAGATTGACATTTTTTTGAGAATGGTAGATGAATTTCAGGGAGAGACAACATTTAACGAGCAGGTACTCACAATTGACAATCAGAAAATGGATAATTATCATGTTTTTGATTCCGTGGGGCTTACTGGTAATAGATTAGAGGTGCAAGTTTCGATAACTACGGATGGTTCCTTTAGGGGAGGACTGAAGAGAATTGTCATTTATTATGTTCCGTTAGCGTAAAATGCCACAAATACAGACTAAAACACAACCCACAACAAGAACGCAACCAACAAAAACAAGTACACCTGCAGTTGCTCCTTTTACTCCGGCTCCTGCTTCTGTTACTGCTTCGGGAGTTTATCAAAGACTTGAGAGTGCAATAAAGGACTTTTTCAAGGGATTGGCTACGGCATTAGTAACAGCTCAACAGGTAAAGCCCACTGCAACAATTCATCAGGCCTTTATGACATATGCTACCAGTGCTGCTCCCAGAGTTGGTGGAGGAACTCCTCCTCCAGTTACTCGTCCTACAACTCCTCCCGGGACATTTCAAGTAGCTTCGCAATATATAGCTCCTTTAACTTCTCCTTTGCAGGCTATTGTGGGCCCGGCTACCAAACAATATGAGGAACTTAAAAAGCGTCAGGAGCTAGAATCACAATTTACACCTGCAACTCCTGGTAGGGTGATGCGGGCCGAATTGTATTTGCAATCCTTGCAGAAACAAAAACAACAACAAGCAAAGCAGGCACAGGCTCAGCCAACATCTCAGGTTGTCGTTACTCAGCCCACATCTCAAGTTCCAAAAACAACAGGAGCAACACAGACTGAAGGAACCCGGGGCAAGACAAAAATCGAACCCATAACTGGTGCTACAACGCAGACATGGGCTGGAACAGTTTCTCAAATGGATATTATGCAATCACCTTTTGCTCAGGATGTTTTTAATTTGCTGCAACAGACAGCACGGCCAGAAGCTCCAACAATTACCAATGTTCCTCCAGGAGCGGAAATCCAAATCTTTAGGGATCCTCTAGGAGGTTCCACTCCATTCTTTGGGCATATCATACAGCCAGGTGAGACGCTCACTAAAATAGCTCAAAAATATGGTGTTTCCATTGACGACATTTTGAGGCTCAATAGGGACAGAACAGATGCGATAAAGAGCAGGGATTTAATAATCGCTGGAAAAGAGATAAGAATTCCTGTGGTTCAAAAAGAGTTACAACAACCAGCTTTGTTAGGACAGAAATTCACCTCTGCGGACGAGATAAACCAGAAGGCAAGAGAAAATCTTCAACTTCCTCAACCTCAAATAAACGAAAATAGGCTTAACCAGCTTATTTTAGAGAAGACAGGAGTGGATCTTTCAGGGGTTGATACCGCTTTTAATAGATTAGTGCAATTAAGCGATCCTAATTTCTATGTTAATCAATATAATCAATTGCTTGAAAGAACCGGAATTTTAAAAGATATACAGGCATTAGCGGATTTGAGAAGTATTATGGAGAGGACGAAACAGGATGTTTTGGAAGAAGCAGCGAAGGTGGGAGGTTTAGTTACAGAAAGCCAAGTTGCTGAAGTTGTTAATTTTAGGCATGGAATATTGAAAGCTCAATATGAAGCTCTTGCAGATGCCATAGAAGCCAAAGAAAGGTTGATTGATAGGATAATGAAATATACCGCTATGGACAGAAAATTTATAGCAAATATATTAGAGAAGCAATTGAATCTTGAACAGTGGAAAGTAAAGTTAGCGATGGATTCTGTTAAATGGGATTTTAATGCTCAAAAGGAATTGATGAATAGAAATCTTAAAAAGCTCGAAGGATATGTTAAAGGTGGTCAATTGCATACCGCTTCACCTGATTTGCTTTATCATTTTATCGATCCAGAAAGTCCGTTGTATGCTGGTATTACCGTTGATGAGTTGAGGCTCTATATTAGGATGTCACAAGAGGCGGCACGTCAAAGGGAATTGAAGGAATTGAGGGCAAAGCAATTGATTCAGAAGACATTGGAGGATATGCAAAGAGCACGAGCTAAAGAGGCAAGGGCTTGGGCTAAAGAAATGAGAGAAAGGGAATTGCATCCATTGAGAAAGAAAATATTGGAAAAAAGATTAGAAAAATTGATTAAAGAAACTGAAGAAACATTAGATCCCGAAACATTCTAAAAAATGGAACAGGAATCCCAAAAATCACTTTTTCAAAATGTTTTAGAGAAAGCAAGTTATATAGGGAATTTTGTTAAAAATACCGTTTTGTCTGCTGTGAGAGGGTTGGCAAGAGAAGGAGGGGCTTTGACATTGTGGTTGAAAAATAAAATTACCGGCAAGAAAGAAGAATTTATAGCTCAAGACAGTGTGTCAAGGATTTTATTTGGAGATGAACCATTGCAAGAGAAAGATCCTATACAAGTTGCCAAAGATGCCATTAATTTTATAGGTGATATAACTTGGAGGCCTTTTGCAAGGGCAGTAGGGAAAATTGGATTGACAGCAATAGAGAAAATAACCGGAGAAAAATTAAAAGAACCGTTGAAAGTTGAAAAGGCACCCTTGCCGGGATTGTATAGGTTTATTTTTGGTGAGGAGCCGTTGTCTCCTTTGGAAGCGGAATGGCAAAGATATAAAGAATGGGGTAGGAGGCATTTTGGGGAGCAATGGGGAGATAAATTAGGAAGTTTAGCATTTTTAGGATTTTTAGGATTGGATTTGTGGATACCAATAGGAGGAGGAGCAGGAAGGGTTTTTTTAAGGAAGGAAGTTTTGCGGGATATAGCTAAATCAACAGATAAAAGATTTATTAAGAATACGCTTTTGAAGGAATTGCCAGAACTTCATCATCCAAAAATCATTGGAAAAATTGATGAAATTGCTGAAAAATTGGTAGGAGTTAATAAGCCTTCCGCAGTTAGGAAGGTTTTGCAGAGTGAATTTGATAACATTGCAAAGGAAATGGGGGTTGATTTGGAAAAAATTAGAAAGGAAATGATGGAAACTGATTTCAGGAAAACCATTTCTGAAACAATAGAAAAGATAAAAGCGGAAGGAGTAAAAGAACCTCCTATTCCTCCAAGGCCCCCTAAAAATCCTCCATTGGATAATCTTCCATTTAGGCCAGAGTTTAATCCGAAGGGGGGAGAATATAGGGTTCATGGATTTTTCAGAAATCTTTGGGAAAATAAGCCCGAATTTCGTGAAAGAGTTTCAGAACTTTTAGACGAACTTTCCATTTATTATGAACCCATCAAGAATAAGGAAATCATTGAAAGAGCTGTTGCTGAATTGATGCAGTATGAGACTTTGGATGAGGCTTTTAAAAAGATTGGAAGAAAATTTGAAAGAACAATACCAAGAGATCCAGGAAGATTGGCTACTGAGATAGTTAAAAATGTTCTATTGTCCGAGGCATATTGGGAAGCCGGAATGAAGGTTCGTGCAATTAGGATAATGAACAATGTAATTGGCCTTTATGGAGAGATAGGACGAGCATTACAAACGGCAAGATTTACTCCTCGTTTGTCTCCGGCTTATTTAGCGGCTTGGGCACCTAAAAAATTCGTAAATGTTTTGAAGGAAATGGCAGAGCAAAAAGGAAGGGCTTTGTCCGATGAATTTCTTAATGATATTGAACAAAAAATAAGGAAGATTTTTAAGGATATAGAAGTCCCAGCTGAAAAGGAAAAAGCATTGATGGAGTTAATTAATAAGGAAATTGCCCCTCAGTTGCCATTGACTTTCTGGGAGGGGCTCAATCTTTATAGATATGGAAATATGCTTTCAGGTCCTGTCACGCATTTAAGAAATATATTAGGTAACGTGGTTCAATTAATTAATAAAAATTTTTTCGTTTTACCTATGGAGGCGGTGGTTGAATATGTAAGACATCGGCATAATCCCGCATTGAGATTTTCGGATTTGCCTAAGATTTGGAAATATACATTTGGTTCAATAGGATTGGCTTACGAAACAGCAATTAAGACATTTTCAAGTGGCGAAATTTCCACAAGGATGTTTGATTTTTTGAAAGGAGAAGAAGATGCCTTTAAGGCAATGATAAATTTTGCGCGGTACAACAATGTTCCTTTGGTTTTAAAGCCTGCCTCCGCAATTTCAAGGTTTATGGAAGCTACGGATAAGTTTTTTGCCACCTTAATAGCCGAGGGAGAGAAGTATAGATTGATGGAGCAGGCCAGAAGAGCAGGACAAAAAATTACAAAAACACTTGAAAGACAAATAATGGAGCAAGCACAAGAAGTTGCTGAGGAATACTTCTTTAGAAGAAATTTAGGAGTAGGAAGGGAAAAATTGAATTATTTTGCTCAAGCATTGGATTGGATTGGTGAAAGTATTTTAAGAAAAAGAAACGAGGCATTAGAAAGTAAAAATCCCGCTATTAAAACATTGGGATTATTATTGAGTATGCTTGTTCCATTTATTAGGACACCAGTAAATATTGGTATAGCAATGCTTGAACATTCTCCATTGGGTTTTATAAGACCGAGAGATAGTTATACTTCAGAAAAACTTGCTCAAGCAATTGTAGGAAGTATTTTTACTGCTGTGGGTGCTTGGTATGCTTTTAATGATAGAACTACTTGGCTTCCACCTAAAGATCCAAAAGAAAGGGCTATTTTTTATGAAAATAGAAAACCATTTTCCATTAATATAAACGGAATTGACGTTCCTTTGCTTTATTTCGGACCATATGGTGTGGTATTTGCGGTACCTGCGGCCTTGAAATGGGCATTAACAGAAAGAAAACCAGATATTTCTCCTGGATTAGATGAAGCATTAGCATCAACAGCTTTAGAAACGGTAAGATTTTTAATGTCTCAAACATCCCTTGAGGGACTAACAAGGTTAGGAAGAGTTTTAAGTGGAGATGAAGATTGGAAACAATGGAGTTTTGTAGGAGGACATTTAGGGCAATATATACCCTTGGAAGGATTTTTGAGAACCATAGCGAAAATTACTGATCCTGTTCATAGAAAAATTGGAGTTGATTTTTGGGGTTCGGTCAAGGCAGATATTCCATTTCTTAGGCAAACACTTGAGGCTTACGAGAATATTGGGGGTGAAAGTGATTTTGCTTGGTGGCAGACAATTGTTCCTTATGCTACAGGAAGAGAGAGTATGCCATTTTCCCTTGCTTTGAAAGAATTACAGATTGATAGACGAAGAAGAGAAGCCTGGAGATTATATGCAAAAGACAAGTTGAAGCTTGAAGATATCGAAGCTTGGGTAGAAAGAGCAAAAATTGGTTTTAGATCTGATAGGAATTTAACTGAAAGAGAAATTGAAGAAGGAATGAGGGTTTTTGAGGCTTTGAAGACTTATGAATTTAAAAACAGAGATGCCTTAAATGGAGCTTTATATTTTGCTACAGTTTTCTTGGAACAATTAAAGAAAGAAGGTAGAATAGATGAATTTAAGCGAGCGGTAGAAGGATTGCCAAAAGAATATGTAAAAGAAATCAAAAAAATAAGAGAAGAAAGAAAAAGGTTGCAGCAACTAAATTTACCAGTTCCATTGCCATTAGATTTAACAGGTAAAAGCGTAAAAGAACGAGCAGAAATTTTACACAAATTCTTCAAGGACATTAAAAACAAGGTTTCAAGGGAAGATTGGTATAGAATTCAAAGAATATTGAAAGAAAAGAAAGTTTTAACAAAAGCTGTGGTTCAAGAAATCAAAAAACTTATTGCAAAAGAAAAGGGAATCCCAATTAAAGAAGATATTAATATGGAGCAACAAATTCCCGAAAGAAAATCAACAGGAGTAATTGTATTAGAAAGAGGGTCGGAATTAGAAACTGAAGAAGACGAAGAAGAATGAAATATATTTGTTTAACCTATGACGGACATGGTCTTCCGGTGTTTTACAAACTCCTTTTGGAGGGGAATGATGTTATAGTGGGACAAGTTAAAGAATTGGAGCATATGCCAAAGGAAGAAGAAGAATTGAAAAAAAGAAGGCTCTCCCTTTATGATGGAATGGTTGAAAAAATTGATGCAGATGAGCTTATTGAAAGGATGAGAAAAGAAAATCCCGATGACTGGTTTGTTATTTGCGATTTTAATTATGTTTATCCTTATGCTGAAAAATTAAAGAAAATGGGTTTTAAGGGAATTTTGCCAACAAGAGAGGATTTTGAATTTGAGGAAGATAGAAACAAAGCAAAAGAGTATGTTTTCAGGAAATATAAAATTTTTTCTCAGCAGGATGTACAAGAATTCAATGATATCAAAGAAGCCTTGGACTTTTTGAAAAAAAGCGAGAAGATTTATGGTATAAAGGGTTTTAATCCTGAAGCACCAACATACTTTCCGATTTCAAATGATAAACAGATTGCTTATGATGAGTTGGAGGATGTTATGATAAGTAATCAAAAGCTTTATGAAAGCGAGGGTTTTATTTTGGAGGAGAAAATTGAAGATATGATTGAATTCATCCCAGAAATCATAACATATGACGGAGAAATTGTGGGAATGAGTATAGATCTTGAAAATAAGCCAATAGGAGCAGGGAATATTGGTTTTCAAACTGGAGATGCCGCTTCGTTTATTTTTTGGATAAAAAAGGATGAACCTGCTTTTCAGAAGCTTTATGAGTTGTTTTTCAGGCCTTCGATGGATAAGTGGGTTCGAGAAGACGAAATGGTAGTGTGGGATGCTGGTGTTATGTATTCTCCAAGTAGAAATGCTTTTTATTTTACGGAATTTTGCAGTAATCGTGAAGGCTATTCATCCCTGTTTAATAAACTTTCAACATTTAAAAGCGTATCGGAATATTATGAAAGAATTATGGAAAAGCAATATCTTTTTGACGAAGATGTAAAGCCCTTTGGCAATTCTATTAGGGTTTTTAACGAAATAAAGGACAAAAATTTTAAGAATTTGATAATGAGGGATGCTCGTATAATAACGGACGAAAACAATTCAAATGTGTGGTTGTGGGATGTTTATAAGAAGAATGGAAAACTTTATACTGCCGGTTACGATCATAATTTAGCAGTAATAACCTACGCAGGTGATAATTGGAAAGAAAATTTTTATGTTATAGATAGCATGCTTTCCGATGGCAAGACATTCGTTTTTCCGGGAATGCTTTATAGAAGAGCATTTGATTTGATAAGGAATGATTATTCCCAGAATTTCGAAAAAAGAATAAGGTTTGTTTATAATTTCCTTGAAAGGGAAATTCCATCGGATTGGCAGAAAGAAGAGATGATAATTAAAGAACAAGCGCTTATCAAAAGAGAAGAGGAAGAAGAGAGTAGGCAAACGAAGCAATTATTAGACGACTTATTAAAACAAATCGAGGAGCTTTAAAAATGTCCAACATCGATAAAGAATATATTAGGGCTTTATCCAAGATAGTTGAAAAAATAAGAGGTTTGCAGGAATTGGTTAAGAGGGTTTCCGATATAGAAAAAATTCCCTCTTTTGAAAGGATTGTTAAAACATTGGAGGAAATTTCCAAAGAAATTGATGTTTTGAAAAACGAAGTATTTCAGTATAAAAACGCTTTTAAGACAAATATTCTTGATTTGCGAACTTCCTTGGATAAGCTTAGGAACAAAATCGATAAAGATTTATTAGTCATTATTGATGAGTTGAGAAAGGAAATTGAGGGAGTTAAATTTGTAAGTGAAAGGGATAGGGAACTGGGACAAAGGGTTCGAGTGACGCTTGCGGAAATTATTAAGGACATTAAAAAAGATTTAGAAAATCTTAAAAACGAAGTTAAAAAATATGCGGAAGAATTAAGATTTACGAAGGAGGGATTGTTAAAATCTCCTGGAATAATTGGACCATCCGCTTCTGGTATTGAGGTATTGTTGAATAATTTGAAGAAAGGAGTTTATTCCCAACTTAATTTGGTTGCGGGAAATAATGTAGTTTTTGATGTATCCGAAAACAGACAAGAAGGTAGAATAAATCTCACTATCCATTCCACTGGAGGAGGAAGTGGTGAAGGAGGAGCAACAACATTTTTACAGCTTACTGATACTCCTTCTTCTTATTTTACTCATGCGAATGAATTGGTCCAAGTCAATGATTCGGAAAATGCTCTACAATTTGTCAAACTTGCTTCTTTAATAAATCCTGGACAAGGAATATTTATAGAAGGAGCTGAATTTATTACTATTAGTAATGATGGCGTTCTTTCGTTAAACGGACTTAAACACGACATAACCCTGGAAGGAACGCCTAACCAAATAAATGTTGAAACTTATAGTCCAAGAATTGTTTTATCAACGCCACAAGATATTCACGAGGGAGCAATGCCTACTTTCGCTGGGTTAATATTAAGAAAACCTTACGGAACTTATGATGAAACTACCGCAGAAATTAGATTTTTAGAATTAGAAGAAAATGGTTCTAATTATGTTGGTTTTAAAGCCCCAGATAATATACCGAATAATGTCATTTGGACCTTGCCAAATACAGATGGGCTTCCAGGACAAGTTTTAAGTACAAATGGATCTGGTGTTTTGAGCTGGAAAACTGTTCCCGAAGGAGACCCCACAATTTATGCGATAATTTATTCAATAGCACTTGGATAAAATGAAAAAACTTATCACAAATTACGTATTTAACCCAGCAGAAAAAACAATTATTTTTGAAGATTACGATTCTATTGAATTGGAAAGGATTTTGCTGATTACGAATGTAACAAGAAACGAGATAATTTATAGCTTTGCCGACCCCTCAAAGGGAGGTAGTGTAAGTGGAAATGTTTTGACTCTAAATTATGACACAACAGGAATGAATGCAGATGATAAATTGCAGATTTGGTATGAAGACGTTGAATTACCAGCGCTAGAAAGTGGAAATATTAATGATTTACTTCAACTTTTTAAAATGTTAGTCCAAAGTCCAATAGGAAGGTTAGTCATTGACCCTGTTGGTAGATTAAGAATAATAATTGATGGAGCGGCTTCAGCAATTACGGTAGCTCAAACTGGTGTTTGGATGATGCCAACATATTCTAACGGCAGTATCATATTTCAACTTTCAAATATGGAATATAATGAAGTCCAAAGGTCTAAATTTACTTTTTAGTTAAAAAATGTACAGCAAGGAAGTTTTTAAAATCAAAAATAATCAATATGGTTATAAAATTTTTAAAAATGGTGAGGTAATAATAATCCAGGATTTTAAGCCGGGCGTTGAAGGTTGGCAAACAATGACACAAGAAGAAGCAAACTTGTTAGCAGATCAAGAAATTGAAAAATTGGTCGCATTAGAAAATTCTCAACAAATTTAAAAATGCCCTTTAATCATAATCTAAAACCAGGAATAGATTTACCAGTATATCAGTGGTTAAGATTTATGCCTGCTTCATCATCACATGGTTCTTGTATGTGCAATGATGAAAGAGGTACTGATAGATTTATTTATTTTATTTTTTCCGCAAATTCGTTTTGGAGATATGATACTTGGAGCGATAGTTGGCAACAATTAGCAAGTCCACCATCATTTAATTTTGGCCCTGGAACTGCAATGGTTTTTGATCCATCAAGGGGTTCACAAGGCTATATTTGGTTATTTGGCCCCCTATCTTCATCTCCATTTGCCATTTTTGCCTATTATGATATCGCAAATAATAGTTGGACCTCAAGAGCAGCTCCTTCGGGATTATCAGGACAATGGGGTACTGATGCAGCCTTGGTTCATACCTGTTCTTCATATAATTCTTCGGGAAACGATGATTACATTTATTTGATAGGGAACAACTCAACAACCTTTTATAGATATTCCATTTCTACAAATACTTGGACTACTTTAGCGGCACTTCCAGCGGGAGCGGGAACTGGTTGCGCAATACATTGGGATTTTGGACCAGGAGGGGATGCGGATAAATTGTATGTTATAAGAGGAGCTGGAACTTCTACAATTTTTAGGTATTCGATTTCATCAAATTCTTGGACTACTATAACTTACAGGCCCGCAACTGAAACATTTACTACGGGAACAGTTTCCGCTTATGATCCTGTTAGAAGAAGGATTTGGATAGAAAAAGATAATACCCACAGAATGTTTTATCTTGAATTGGGAACCTTAACTATGTTTCCAGGTGGAGTTTGGCCCTTTTCCGCAGGTTCAGCAGTAGTAGGTGACGGATTGTGCTATGTAAAAACTCCTGATGGGGCTGAGTATCTTTATTTCAGAAGACATTCGGCAAATGAATTTTGGAGAACCTTAATTTTCTTATAACTTGATATAATTTAAAAATGTGGAAATTTCTCAAAAATTTTTTGAAAAAAGAACAGTTTGGTTACGGCTGGTTAGGAGACGAAAAAGAATACCTTGACGAAAGAAATTATCATACGGAGGAAATCTTTAAATCCTATCCCTCTCCTAATTGGATTGAAAAAAGGCCATCTGAATGGAGAAGATTCGAACCTATTAGAAATCAGTCGACTAGCGCTTCCTGTTTTCACGGTTCTGTTTTAGTTCTAACAGAAGATTTTTCATATAAACCCATTAGCGAAATAGAAGTGGGAGATTATGTTTTTACCCACATAGGAAAGAAAAGAAGGGTTGTAGAAACATTTAAAAGAAAATGGCAAGGAGTAACCTATAAAATAAAAGTTTTTGGCATTCCTTACGAAATAGAAGTTACAAAAGAACATCCATTTTTAACAGACAAAGGATGGAAACAAGCTAAAGATTTGTCAACATCTGATTATATTGCCATTCCTACTCTGATTGATTATGTAGAAGATAAAACTATTTATCATTTTGAAAAAGACCCAGATTTTTTATGGGTTTTGGGAATGTATTTAGCCGAAGGTAGTTTAAGAGAATATAGCGTTCATTTTACTCTTTCAAAGTTAGAATTAGATAAAGCAAAAAAAATTCAGAATATTATGAAAAAATTTGGTGGGAAAGTAGATATTTACTGGCAAAAAGCAAGACCCTCTGTATTAAATGTTATTTTGTGGGGTAAAAAGTGGAAAAACATTTTTCAAGAGCTGGGAGGAGAATATTGTGATAAAAAAAGAATTAACAAAAGATTAATGAGTTTAGAACCATCTTTGCAATGGCAGATTTTTAAAGGATGGGAGGACGGAGATGGTTATTTCGATACTAAAAAAAGCAGGCATATAATTGTTACGACATCAGAAGAACTTGCTTGGCAGATGTATCATATTGCCTTACGAAATAAAATTGGTGCTAATCTTCAAAAAAGAAAAACTCCAGAATGGAAAAAACCCGTTTTTGTTCTTGATTACACATTTCCTCTTAAGGGGCGCAAATCTAATTATAGGAAGTTTTTTTCTCCAGATTATAGATATTTATTTACAAAAATAGTTTCCATAAAGAAAAATCCTGCTTATAGGGGTCATCACGTTTATAATTTAGAAGTTGAAGAGGACCACACTTATTTGGTTTATTCATTAGCGGTTCATAACTGCGTTGCACATTCATTGGCTCTTGCTCTTGGAATTGAAAACTATTTAGAAGAAGGAAAATTTGAGATTTTATCGGCAAGATTTATTTATTCTCGTGGCTATGTAGAAGCAACAGGAGGAGGAATGTATTATCTTCAAGCTTTGGAAATTGCTAGAAAAGAAGGAACCTGTTTAGAACAGCAAATGCCCTCTTTGGGTTTAGGCGAAGACGATATGAGAAAAAGAGATGATGAAACTCCAAATATAAGATGGGTGGCCCAGATTTACAAAGCAAATTCTTATGTTTTCCTTCCCCTGGACATAGATATAGTAGCTGGCATTATAGAGCAAACAAAAAAGGGAATTCTTTTAGGAACGAGGTTTAACCAAGGAGGATTTGCCAAACCGGAAGTAGTCTTGGACAAAAATGGAATATACGGACACGCAATTGTAGCAACAGATTACACTATTTACAAAGGCAAAAAAGCGTTGATTTTTCAGAACTCCTGGTCCAGAGACAGCTGGGGCATCAACGGACTGGGAATAATCACTGAAGAACAGTTTAAAAACGGAGTTGTTTTGGCGGCATACCTTATCGATTTCAAATACGAACCACAAAAGACCAATAAGCCAAAGTTAGTTATCAATGCAAGAAGCCTAAAAGTTGGAGATAGGGGCGGTGATGTTGTCAAATTACAAGTTGGTCTTCAGTGGCTTGGATATTTTCCTGTAAATCAAGAGT